AATACCTGCGACAGTCGAAATGTTAGCATTGTTACCTGCAACCGTGTTGATGTTCGCGTTGTTACCAGCAACCGTGTTGATATTTGTGGCATTACCTGCAACAGAATTGACGTTAGCGATTGCACCAGCAACCGTGTTGATGTTCGCAATATTAGTTCCCGTTGTATTAATGTTTGTGATGCTGGCGGGAGTTAGGTAGGTAGTGGTTAGCCAGTTCTTCGTTACTGCATCCTGTGCATCTACAGGGTCTGCCATGTTCACAATACGTCTTGCAGTACCGCTTATGGTAGCCTCAAACTGGTTGGCATTATTCAGAGCCATCGCCCTGTCTGCGGTATCCACAGCTTCCTGAGAAATGAAGAACAACTGGTTAGCGTTCTTATCAAGGTCAGCTTCTGACAAGATAGCCCCGTCACTGAAGTCAACTAGGCGACTTGCCTTGGGTGTATCTCGTTCAATCAGAATAGATGTTTGAGATGCTGGAGCAGAGTTGAACGTGAGGGTTTGTCCATTAACGCTGAAGGCTGTTGTCGCTGTTCCGTTGAGGAATGCTTTGACATCTGCCGTAGCAAGGTAGTCAAACGTGATGGTGTAGGCTGTGGTTGAGCCATCACCTGTGTATTCAATAAATGAGTTTGCCATTTTTATTATTACCTATTACTAGCTAAAAGGTCTAATCCCTTCGTCATTTTCTTATGCGTCATTATTGCATCTCTAAGTTCTGGATACTTTTTCATTAGTTCTTCTCTAGCCGCCCTTTTATATGCGCCCATTATCCGTGATACTGACCTTAGTTCTACAGTCATAACTTGCCCGTTTGCGCGATACCGCTTCCGTTCCTCCGATAGGTTTTGCCAAGCAGGACTTGCAAAATACTCATTAAGCGTCTGCTCTAGGGTCTTTCCATTTATTGTGAGTGAACCTGTAAGACGGGCATAATCTGAGAACTGCTCTGAGGTCAGTTCCTGTTTTGACAGCCTCTTTTCAGGCCCACTAAATCCATAGCCAATTTCACGCAGTTCTCTCATTACTCTGGTATTGTGTACCTCTTGGCTTTGGAAACCCAAGGTGTTTGCAATCACTGGAGATTCGATGGGTTTGCCTGTAACCCAGTTGTACTTCTTTGGAAGACTGTCTTTCAGTATTGGTATTCTCTTTTTCAGTTTATCTGCAAGGCCAATAGCTTCGACCAGCGCATCCTGCCCTTGAGCAACATCTGTTGTCTGTGTCAAAGCCGCTGGGATAAAGGAGGCTACAAAGTTGCTTGCGGTGTTTCCTACTCTGCTAAGAGCCTTTTCGTCTTCAGAAGACAATAAGGTCAGCAGGTTTGATACCCCCTGAAAGTATGCCTTATTCTTAAATGTTTGAGTGATACCCAAAAGTAACGCTGTAGCTACTTCATCAACTTGCTCAAGTGTTTCCGCATCTGCATCTTCTAATACTGGAGACATGGCTTCATAAGCTGTAGCAATAGCACCAACCATAATGAAGTTAGGGTCAAGGCGATTGTAGCTATAATAGTTATCGCCAAGTTTGATGCTATATGGTTGCCAGCCAGCGTTACGAAGGAAGCGTCTAGCTTTAGGGTCTGTTGGCCCTGCTCCCGTAATCTTTCCTTCACCAAAGGCAAAGAACATAGAAGTCATAACAATAGCACCCATTGACTGTCGGCCTAATGCTTCTGCACGGCGTATACCGCCTGCTTTTATATCTTCCCTTACGCTTTTGGAAATCATCGCCAGCACGGGCGTTCTTTGTCCCGCACGTTTCAGAAGGTTCGTAGGAGTACGAATAAACGGTAAAACAAGTTGCATCGCTGGGTATCTAACCGCAAGACGCTGAAGGTCACCAAAGAAGTTGTTGCCTAAGTCTTCAGTAAATGTAATCCGTTGTGAGTATTCAAGAGCTTCCGTATCGACACCACGACCCGCGCTATCGAAGGCTTCATCCATGCGTTTGGCTACATAAGCGTCTAGGTCTTCTACGCCTGTTTCCAATCCTTCACGGGTAGCTTTGGCTTTCATAAATGAGCGATAGTTCATTTGTTTCAAGAACTCATCAGAACTACCCAGCGCACGGAGAGACAATCGGGAGCTTTTACCGATAAAGTCCACAAACCGTCCCATAACGCTATCTTGCTCTACACCCAAGTATTGAGAACTTATTCGGTGCTGTGTGTTCTCTGTTGTTGTTCTAAGTGGGTCAAGAATGTTTCTCTCTTCTTTGAATGATGCTACGGCGTAAGAAAGCGCATCGTTTGTTGCGTGTTTTAATCCAGCAAGTTGCGCCCGTGCATCTGCACGAACCGCCGCACCATCTGCCCCCTTGACAAACATCGAACCCAGTATTCTCTCTGAGGGAACAAGGAAGCTTTCTACAACACCACTTAAAGCGTTGGTTACTTGCGTCTTGTAGTTAAACAAAATCATTGAGCGGAAAAACTCACCCAACGGCCCTGCAATACGCTTGTTGCTGGTAAGCCGCGCAAGCTTTGCTACATCGGAGGCATTCTGTGAGTTACGAATGGCTATCCGAAGCTTGTCGGGATTTTGCATTGTTGCTCTTGCGGTTCTTCCTGATATGTCAAATACACCGCCCGTAAGCTCATCATACGACTTGATACCCATTTGGCGTGACTTGAGCGCACGGCCCATTTCTGTACGAATACCTGTTGCACCTTGGATAAGACGCTCAAGCTTCTCAAACTCCACAAGCAGTGACATACGAGCCGTATCGTCAAATGCTTCATCAGCAACATTGGCTAAGTTAAGAAGGTCATCGTACTGCTTCCTAATCATGGCATCTGTAGCCGCTAGGAACGTATAAGAGTCACGAGTGTTGTCTGCGTGTTTTGCAAGTAGCGAAGCAACCTCATCGGTTGACAGGTCTGCCGTCTGAGCTAACTGTGCCGCCGCACGTTGAGAAAGCTCATCAAAGGTTTCTTTACGCTTTACAGTTTTCTGTGCGTCTTGGGTCAAGTCCATAACTTGCCGCCCAACGCTCGAATAGAATACATCCATATCTTCGTATAGGGAGATATGTTCAGCCTGTCCTTGTGACCGCCTTGTTTGAAGAATGTTGTACATGAAGCTGTCTACACTCTCTTGTAGTTCATCAAACGATTTCTCATCGCCCTCCGCAGTACGCAGAGCTTTCACTACTTCATCAGCTTTCTTCTTAGTTAGCTTTGGGGTTTTGGGTAACGCGGCATCTACAGTTTCAGGACTATCTTTCTTCGGAGTGTCGCTTTTGGTCTTAGCTGTGGGTGTTTCTTGAACTTCGGCTTTGGTGGCAGTTCCAGCTTCCGAAACGTCTTCGGTGGCCTCTTTGGTAGCATTTTTCTTGCCCTTTCCAGCAGTTCGTTTAACAGTCTCCTCTGCTTCGGCTTTTGCGGCTGGGCCAGCCTCTTCTAGCTGTTTGCTAGCCTCTTTTAGTTCTGCTTCAGCGGCTTCATCAACTTTCCCTGTATCGCGCCAAGTTTTCCAACCCTTTGCAGTAGCTTTACCCCCAAGTACTAAAGCCCCAGTTATTGCACCGTTTGCAATTACATCCTCCAAAGCCATTTTCATACGAAGCTCAAACATTGAGTCATCGTCTTTGCCTTGTAACCAATCAGTTATAGAATTTGCGGTTGCTGGGTACTGTTGCATAATGTCAGCTAACCGTTTGTCATAAGGATTGTGAGCAACTGTTGATGATAAGGCAGAGTCAATCGCCCCCTTTGCCACTTTACCTTTTAAGCCTGCTTCCTTTAAGCTTCTAACAATCTTAATAGAGTTAGTAAGCTTACCTGCACCCGCCATCCCAACTACAAATTGTGTCATGTCATCAGTAATTTCACCAACTGCTGTAACAGGGCGGTCAAACTCAGGAAGAATGCGTCCTGTATCTGCCCCTACTAAGCTACGTCCGAAGTTTAATGTTTCATCAACAGCATCAGCCGCGCCTGCTAATGCTCCTTCAAGCATATCGCCAACGTATCCTGTGCCAGAGACTTCATCGGCTAAACTTGTTCTTAGGTTTCCAATGAACTGGTCTGTTTCATCACTACCAAAAAGCTCTTGTAGTTCTTCTTCATAGGCATCTGTATTCATTATTATTCACCTAACCAATTACGGATTTCATTATGAACGGAAGTCACGGTTATTGTGGTATCTGGGTTCACGTTTTTTTCTGCCTCAACAAAAGCAATCATAAGTTTCCCAAGGTCAGTCTCATGAATTTTTTGTCCTCTTTTTTTTGCGTCTTGGGCGTACCTATACAGTGAGTAGATGTCTTGTCTCTCATATTTAGATGTGTCTTCCCAAAACTTCGGGATTTCTGTTTTTGTTACAGGCTTGGCTCTGTTGATAATGTCAGCCATCGTCTTCTGATGCCACTCAAAGAACGCCGCTTTACCTTCTGGTGTTGATATATCGTTTTGACCCCGCCAAGCTTGAAACTTCACAGTGTATTCATTTGTGAACTGTTCAGCTTTTGCAACAGCGTCTGGAAGGAAGCCTGATGAAAAAGGATTCTTGTATAGGTCTTTAATTTGAGCGAAAGGAGCAGTTGCCCCTGTGTCTGTAAATAAGCTCTTCAACACAGCACTGTCTTTTGCATCCTTACGAAGTCGATTTATGTCTGTGGTAGACAGTCGGTCACGAAATTCATCAATCGTTCTGTTAATATCAGCCTCACTTGCGCCGCTAAAAATCATATTATCAATCATCGCAAGCGTGGACTTGTCTGTTTTGATATCTACGCTGTCGTAGTCAGTGCCATATGTTTTAAGGGCATCATGCTCAACACGGTCAATAATGAACAGTCGCCGCATTGCACTTCCCAGTGTCATTGTGCGACCATCTACTTCTATTACTGCCTTTGACCGACTATTGTACATCTCCTTACCAATATTAGGATTAGCATCAATAGCGTCTACAACACCTTGTCTTATTGCCCTAGCCTCAAGCTCGTCAGCGGCTTTTTGTTCTTTTAGAATATCATCATCTGCGGCATCTTCAGCGGCCTCAAACTGCTGACGAAGCTTTTCAATATTTAGCCGACCTGTTGTGGTTTCGCCGTAAGTTCCAAAACGGTTCTTAATATTAGCCATAACATCAAGAACGGTTTCCCAATCGCTCAAGCCGTTATCAGCCATGTTAGAACCAATGGCTGTCAGGCCGTTTACTGTAGAGTCAATAATGTCTGAGGCTTTACCGCCTGTAGCTATACGATGCTCAACAAGAGCATTGATGCTTCCAGACAACGTATCGAAGTTGACACCACCGTCATCATTTATAGCCCCCTCGAATGCCCTACTAATGTCGTTTTCATATAACGCTTCACGTTCTTCTGTGACTTTAGCTATCTGTTTTTCGTTAAAGTTCTGCCGCCGTTGGGCAATGATACCGTCAATTCGTCCATAGTAATTATCTATAAGAAGGTCATCATCAAACGCATCAAGACCGTTTTGTAGCGTGTAGTTTCTAACGTATTCATCAGCAAACTTGTCGTAGTCAAAATTGGGATTGTCACTTTGTTCTGCAAAGGCAATACCAAAGTCAGTTGCCATATTGTCAGCTTTGTCCTCAAGATAGGAACGAGCATAGCCTTCCATCCAGAACTCAGATTGTCGAGGGTCACCGCTTTCTATTAGTTTTATGTCAGCTTTACGCTCTTCTGGTGTGGCATTCCTGTAGCGGGTAATGCCCTCTTGGAGTCCCTCTTCACGCTGTTGTTCGCCTTTTGCCTTAAAATACCCAGCAATAACTGGTGAAAGCTGAGAAAGTCCTCTTTCTATTTCCCGCGCACGGGTGCTTTCCGTTACTGCCGCTTGTCTTGTAAAGGTATCTACTGGACTAGCAACAACAGCCGTATCCTGTTCTAACGCTCGCAAGCGTCCAAGGCTCTGAGAGAGCCTTTGAGGTTTTTTAGCCATTCTTATTATCCTAAATCGTTACATTGTAACGGTTATGTAAATGTTGAGTCGAAAGTGTTGTTATATCTTTTACTACTGCTACCGCTGGTTTTTGTTGTCTTCGGTGTGCTGAAAGGCCCATCAGCATCAAAAGCACCAAAGTTTGCGGCTGTTCCTGCAATATTTGCTCCTGTTGTAAGAAGAGCCGCTGTTGCACTTGGTTTGACACCACGAGCTACTGAGTTGATACGCGAGTTTATTCGGGACGTTATTCCAGCGCGTTCAAGGTCAAGTTGGTTTTCTCTAGCTTCTAGGTTTCTTGCTATTGAGTCTGCATTCCTCAAACCTTGGCGCGTAATCTCACGCTCAAGCACATTGGCGTTTTGAATTACGCCACTTTCACTAGCCTGCGCCCGTCCTTTTGCTCGAAGGCTTTCCAGTCTAGCCTCTAGCTTCTTATCAAATGCCTGACCACGAACTTGCTCTCTTTGCAACGCAAGTGCGCGCGCTTCTTGCATACCAGAGCGGATAGCTTCCTCACGGTTTCTCTTGAATGCCGCTTCCTGCTGTTCAGCATTGAACTTGCCTTCTTGATAAGCGGCATAACCAGAGGCCGCTTGGAGGCCACCTAAAATTGCCATGCCAGTTACTGGGTCACACATTATTATTAATCCTTACAAACTCGTAGAACGGTTTTTTACCGACACCAAATTCCTCAATCTTGTTAATGAACATAAAGCCCAAAGACTTGAGCCAGCGTATTGCTACGCGATTATCTTCTGACACCCAGTTGTTTAGAATGGGCGTTTCTTCTTGCATACGGTCAACCCATTCCTGCGCTTGCGGGATGAACTGCCGTGCAAAACCTTTTTCGTAAATACCATCGGACATCAGAAGCCAAGGGAAACCATTGGTATCTGTAGCCTTTGCGACACCAAACATACCGATAATGTCCTCTTTGTCGCTGATGATAGTATTGCACTCGTAAGAAGCCCAATACGAATACGCTAATGATTGGAAACCATTAGAGCCGCTGGATGCTTGAACTTCTCTCAAGTCAACATCGCGTAGTCGTGGGGCTAGGACTTTGCAATCCTCGTAAACTGAAGGTCTATAGTATGCCATCAAAGCCTACGGGTTCTGTCCTTGTACATAGCTTCATATTCTGCCGACTGGAACGCACATGGTAGGTGACTGTCAGACTCAAGGGTGATTGTTACCTTTGATGACTCAGCCAGCACAGGAACTTTGAAAGAGCCTGTCGAAATAGGCGTAATCCCAACCTTGTTCTGCTCTGACCCCAGTACGCGACCAGTAAATGTCTTTATGGTTTCGTTGCGGTTGTCAGGCCTAATCTTGACCTTGAAGAACGAAGTGTCAGAGAAAACGATGTGGAAGTTGCGTATCTGCATTCGTCCTGTGGTTATAGCCACATTGTTATTCTTTATGACCTGCTCTGAGAACTGGTACTTGAAGGTGTACTTCAGCCCACCCCAAACTTTCTTACCATCTGTAATTGCCTGCGGCACATCTTTTGCGGGTATCTCTGAGCCATCCTGTGACACAAAGGTTAGGAAGTCATCTATGTGAGCCGCAACACTTGTGGGTATAGGCGAACCAGCATTAGCCTGACCGACAGGAAACCTTGGGGCTACACCATCGTAAGCCACGTTGAAACTTTGCCGTGACCCTGCATCATCTAAGTAGTAGTAGGGAACATTGTGTCCTGTTGTATAAGAACCACCAGACCCGACCTCGAAACGTCTGTCGAGTAACACGGGTATTTTGTCATCTGTTTGGTCTTCGGTAATATCACGAGAAAGCTGAAGACGCTCAAGGGTTACTTCTGTTTTTGTGCCTGTTACAACATTGCTTCCGCTTAGTGTTCCTTCAGCATATGAGTATTTAACAAGCATCACAATCTCTGAACCATCAAACTCTGCCTGTAGAATTTCTATAGTTGCGCTAGTGTCTTTTGCTTTGAACACTTCACCTATCTTGAACTTTGACCAAGATGATTGGAGCTTTTCATTTTTGTTGAAGTACCACTTGTATACATACACAACATCCTTCTCACCATCCGTCAGCATCAGAAGCAAATCTTCGTTTGATGAGGCGGCAAGCTTTCTTATCTGTCCTTCGATATATGTTGGAACGTGTGCGGTGATGTCTGCGGCATCGTTGGTTTCTGTATCTGTCTCAACGAAGTACTCGCGCACCCCTCCAAAGTCTCCCCGCTTGGTGGCAAAGTAAACATACTTACCAGCCCCCACGGGCTTCGATAGAAGGTCTGCCTCAAACTGCGTGGTCACATCCACCGCTACGGTATCGGCGGCAAGTATCTCGCCAGCCGACAAACGGAACTGGTTAAGGTCAGAGAACAGCAGGAGAGATTCTGAGAATGGTATTGCTTGCTTTAGTATTGATATCTGGTTGTTTGATACCGCAACATCAATCGGGTTGCTTTCCACAAAGGTGAGCGTAGTTGTATTGAAGAAGTTGTAATACTCTGCCGACTGGCTGAAGATGACATTCTCATCTGACAAAAAGCCCAGCCTGTTGCGGTGAAAGAAGATGTCATTGATTTTGAAACCAATGAAACTTGGGAATGGGTTGGTATCTTCATCCCCTACCTTCCGCTCATCCCAAGTGTTTGGCTTAAACGTAAACGTGCCGTTAGCCTCCCGTATGAGAACATGGGGCATGGTTGTATTATCAAAGTCTTTTTCTGAGTCTGGTTTGGCACACTCTTTGTAGAACTTTGTACCGTTAGTGCCGACAGCAAGTTGGACGTAGTAATCATCTTGGTTCTTGGCGTTGTCACCAATGACTTGAACTACAAATCCCTCTGGGCCATCGGGTGGAAGTTTCTTAAAATCACCTGTCTGACCTTTGTAAGCAAAGATGTCTTGGTTACCGTTGGAGTCCTTAACCGAAACCTCAAAATCGTCTGAAGCTGAGTTGCCCTGAATATAAATGACGTTGCCAAACAATGTGTATGTTAAGCCTGTGTGGGCTGTAGCGTTTTGAATACTGTCGTAATGTGAGGTAGCTACAGCAACATTGTGACGTAGGTTTGCGGCTATTCTGTCAGTCTGGATGCTCTGTTCCGCAGTTTGCGTTGCGGCAGTATCGGCTTGTGAACTAGACTTTGTGGTTAGCTTTTGAGTTCTAGTGCTTCCACCTTTAGTTACGGTTAGTTCATATTCTGAGCTATAGTCAGCTTGTTTTATGTATACCAACGCTTCTGGATTTCGAGCGGGATGTTTAGCTGTGCTTTTAGCAACAGTCTTGTTTTTATTAACGATGAAGGTGAAATCAGCAATCGTTGTTGCTGTTACTTGGCTAGCTGGGTCTGAGATACCCGACAGGTAATTTAATGCACCAGTTGTTGGGTTAACTGTTTGTTGTACCCCTAGTTCATCGTAAACGAAGATAGAGCCAGAAGTTATAACCAGACTATAGAACTCTAGGTTATCTCCACGCCTAATAGTATGCAGAAAAGCTGAAGAAATAGACGCAGGTATATTTGGGAGAGTAGCAATGTGTCGGGACGCTGGTCTTTTGGTTAGACCGTCAACAACACTTGATAATCCGTTTTCTTGAACCTCACCTTGAGATGGTAAGCGCAAAGCTGGCGGCTGTTGCGAAACCCCATTGATAAGGTTTGGCAGAGCCGAAGATATGAGCGGCATTTAGATAACCTTCCCGCCCAGCCTGTCTATGACTGAGCCGACACTGTAGTTGTCAAAGATTGAGTGGTCAGCATTTTCAGCATCAGAGTCTCGTAGCTCAACCAAAGCCATTTGCTCATCTCTAAGTTGGAAACCATGAAGCTCTTGTGAGCCAATAGTTCTGTCTTGGAATATACGAGCGGCACGGATAGTAATGTACCTACGAGCGGCTTCAGGAAGAAGCGTGTAATCAAGAAAGACAACGATATCTAATTTGATTGGGCCGTCTGTAAGGATATATGTACCTTCGGCTCTGTTGTACATCTTTGTGCCACGCTGGACTAAGTCAAAGGTTTCTGTGCGTGTTGCACACATATCAGCCTTCAGTATGTCGTTACCTAGCAACAACTCTCCTGCATTATCTAAAGCATATGACCTGTTGTATTCTGTATTGAAACTCCACCCTGCCGCCTGTACCTCGCGGCTCACATTATGAAGGGTAGTTTGAGCAAGCTCTGCATCTACCAACCCAGAACTCAAAGAGTTCACAGGTGCTTCGCCAATAGACGAGAGCATGATGTTTACAGCTTCTAGCTCCGTGGTTGTTGCGTTAGCCATTGTCTAAGCCTTTTTCTTTTTTAGGTTTTGATAACGGGCAAGAAGTCTGCGGCCTTTTGCTACGGCAGAGGCTTTGTCACCAAAGTGACCCCATGCCTCTAAACTGAGCTTCAAACGGGTCTTCTTCCCATCCTTCATCAGTGGCCCTTTTGCGCTCCCCATCCGTACTAGGAAGCTTCCCTTCCGTTTGATTTGTTCTGGAGTTTTCGGTGCGCCTCTTACGGGAGCTTTCAGTGTCCCGCCTGTTTGAGCTTTGTATGATGCTCTGCCCTTGGCGTTCAGACCGCCCTTTGGGTTCTTCCCTGCTTTGCGTTGCCATGCAGGTGTACTCATGTAGCAACCGACTCAGGCTTTTTCTTCTGGTTCTTCTTGAGCATGGCCTGAAGTTTCTTGCCATACTTGCCACCAGCCCTTTTAAGCTCTTCTTTTGTAGCAACGGTGTAGGTTTTGTCATTGAACTTGAAGGTTGCCTTGCCGCCTTTTTTGTAAGCCGCCCGTGCTTTTGCATAGGCTTGTTGGAAAGCGGAGCGACCTGATTTACTAGATGCCTTGGGAGAAGTGGCTGGACGAGGCATAGGCTTTGGAGTGGCCTTTGGTGCTTCTGCCTTTTTCTCTGGCTTTCTGTTTGGGTTTACCTTTGGCCCTGCGAGGACTTCGCGTCCACGGCGTGAATCAGTAGGGCTAGGTCTTTTTGCGATGGTAAAGTCACGGCCTCCTCGTTGCCCTTGCTTTGGGTTTATGGATGGCCCAATACCGCTTCGCATGTTTACACGCTTGTATCTCGCGGGTTGACCCTTCCTATGTGAAATCAGAAACACCGCCCCTGACTTGGGGTCGCGTCCGTAATACTTTTTGAACTGGTCAGTTTGCTGAAGCGTTTTACCAATCTGGTTGCCTCGTGCGCGGGTAGCTTGATTTCTCAGTCGTTTACTACCACCTACTTCGCTGAACGGGCCTTTATGACCTTTCTCATGCATTTCTACTATTCCTTCTTAAATAACGGCGATTACCTGCCATTTTTTTCTGCTTGTCTTGCTTGTATTTCTGCATACCTGCTTTGTTGTATGCGTAACTTTTTCCGTCTAGATTTGGCATTATGCTGTTCTATACCTTCTTGTTTTTTGAGCGATAGCTCTGGGTTGTCTTGAATATTGTTTTCCAGCGGCAGTGTCTTCTCGCTTCTTTCTATTCGTTGCCGCCCTTTCGGATGGTGAAAGATTTGCAATCGCTTTCTTTGGTAAGTAGCGGGACGCACCACGCTTTCCTGCATACGTCCACCCTTGTTTCGACCATCGCCGTAATTTGTTAGTGGATTTCTTCGGGCCAGAGTAAGTCCCCCCTGCATCCTTGTAGTATTTCACGGCAAGTTGCATCGCACGGGCAGAGTGCTTTCCACCCATTCTTGCCCTTGCACGAGCCTTTGCCCTCGCCCATTTTTCAGGGTCGCGCTTCGTAGCTGTAGACATCTATATTCTCAAATGAAAAAAAGGGGGACACCCTCAAAAGAGAGCATCCCCCACACTGTAACGAACGAGGTTAAGCGTTCAGTTCAATTATACACTTAGTAGTGCAATAGAGCAAGCAGGACGTAGGATATTATGTCCCATTGCATACTTGGCAACCATCAGAGTTCCCTGACGATTGATTTGGTATTCGCTTTCAACACCAAGGTCGAGAAGCTTCACGGTTGCTACAGCATCTTTCGTAAGAACCAAGCCTTTGACTTTAGCGGCAACGTCAACGAGGTTGACACCGTCAGTCGTGGTGTTGGTGATGTCGTAAGCAGTCGTGCGGCCTGAACCAGCAGTGTTGGCAAGCGGACGATTACCTTTAGATTGACCTTTAGAACCACCAGAGGTTTCGACAAGGTCAGACACAACGAGGTTGTTGCTCATGTATACAGGCATACCAGCGATTTGCGGTACAACAGCAGAGGCCACAGAGCCTGTGCCACCGAAGTCGCGGTTCATGTATACGAGCTTGTTACCATCAGTTACGTCTAACAGAGCGTAGTACTGGTCTGGGCCAAGGACAACGAAAGCACCTTCTTGCGGTACGTTTTTCTTGTCCATTTCTTTACGAGCGTCAAAGATTGACTTAGCCAATTTAGCTGGGTCAGTCACATCACCAGAAGCCGCACCGATAGTAATGTTATCAGTAAAGTCTTCTTCGGAGAACGCTGTGTAGTCCTGAACGAGAGCCGCCGCACGAGTGGCATTAGTAGCCAGCGAAGCTTTCAGAGCTTGACGCAGGATGTTCTTGTCAGCTTCAGTAGCCAACGCGATACCTGCTTCTTTCGAGTACGTTGAACGTACATCGTAGTGGTTGATGGCTTCATCAATGCTGGCAATAAACTGAGAGCTAATCAGCAAATCGTCAATCGTGACGATACGCTCAGAAGCGCGTACCTGACCGCCCGTGATTTCATTTCCGGGCGTATGGTACTCAGCAGTTGTACGGCCCAACATTGGGAACGAAGCTGATTTGCCTTTGCTGATGGTACGAGTACGCATCAGAGGCATCATGATGTTTTTGGCCTCAAAGGAAGTCAGAACCTCGCCTGCATATAGTTTCAGGAAGAGAGAACGGACATCACCTGAGAGGTTTGTTTGACCTAGACGGGATACGTCATAGGCTGGATTGGATGCACCTTGCATTGCCATTTTTATCACCTCATATGATATTCTAGTGTTGATGTAGGTTTCGTTACATTGTAACGATTAAGTGTTCCTGCATTCACTACTCACTTCACCAAGGATTGTCCCGCGCACGGGGTCAAAGGTTCTGCTTTGGCTTCAGACAAGTTGCGGCAGGGGGCATAAAGCCCCCCACCGACTGACACTTGAAATGGAGACAGCTTAAATTACCGAAGACCGCTGAAGCTTGGCTTCAACAGCACTCCGATAAGCGGGGTCTTTCTCGTACCTTGGGTCTGACATCGCCGCAGTAATCTCTGCAACCGACTGAAAAGCACCCGCCGTGACATCAGCGGCCTGACCTTGTACGAGGGTCGGGTTATCGCCATATTCACTACGGAAACGAGCATTAAGACCTTGCACCGCAAGCATAACGGATTCTGTATCTCCGCTATTTACTGCCGCGTTATAAGCGTCCTGTTCGCGCTCAGAAAGCGTATTACTTGCCCAGTTCATCATTTGGGCATAGCCTTCCTCGCCACCTGCGGCATCAAAGACAGCCGCCTGTGTTTGGTTAACGACAGCCATTTGACCGTCAATATATTGGTCTACGATATCTGAAGGAATACCTACTGCTTCGAGTAAGTCATATTGCTCTTCAGATAATCCGTTGTTTTCCCAGAAGGAGTCAGACAGTTCTTGAAAATCAACGCCGTTTTCTTTCAGATATTCATCTGCGGCTTCTACATTTTCAAAGTCTTCGTCATCGTCCTCTTCAAGTTCAAATTCATATTCTTGTTCTTCTTGAGGTTCACGAGAACTAAACTGCTTTTCTAGCTCTGAATATGCTTGAGCTAATTGTTCAGGGTCTTGGAACTTCTCAGGAAGCCAGTCGGGACGTTGTTCTTGTTGTTCGTCCTGACCAGCATTAAGTGCCGCCTCGCCTTTCGCAACCATGTTATCGACATACTCTTGCGACTCAGGGGCGGGTTCTTGATGTGTATTAAGTGTTTCTGTCTCAGCCATCTTATTAGTTTTCCATTTCTTGCTGTTGCCCCTCTAAATAATCCATGCCTCTTTCAGCGAGATTAGGGGCGGCACGTTCAGCCATGCCTTTCATGGCCTCTTGCATCATGGCTTGCTGATTGGCCTGTTGTGCGGCTTCTTGTTCAGCTTGCCGTTGTTCTGGGGACTTGATTAGTCCACCAGTATCAATTCCCAAGGAAGCCGCTAATCTGTCTATGTAATCGGCTACGTTTAGTTCTTGAGAAATGACATCTTGTCCTAGAGGTTGCAGATATTGCAGAAGTTGAGCCAACTTGCTCAAGTCCTGTCCGCGCCCAAGAGCCTCTAGTCCTGTTACAATTTGTGGTTTGACTGTGTCCTTTGGCATCTTAGGCATCTTGCCTTGTTGCTCCAGACGAGCCAGCAGTAGATTTACGAAGGGGCGTTGGAACTCCATAGAAAGAATGCTGTACACACCACCAAGAGCAGTCTCTAGCTCCTGCGCCATGAAACGCACTTCTTCAGCGGTTACACGCTCTGCCTTACGTTGTACTGAGTTGTTAAGAAGGAAAGCAAAGCTAAGTCGCTTACCTATTTCTAACGATGTTTCTTGGGCTACCCTAAAGTCGCCCTGCTTCTGCACCTGTAAGGTGCTAACATCATTGCTGTCACCTGACACAATACCACCGTTGGGTGCTTGCGACAGGACGCGTTGTTTCGTAGTCCCGTTAGGACGCACTAGGAACAATACCTTGGCTGATGCCGCCGCGCCCTCAACGATTGCACGGGTCAGAGCTTCTAGACTTCTGAGGTCACCTATATATTCTTCTACATAACCACGACCATAGTCTTCACCGTCAATACGGGTAAACCGTAGCGGTATAAATGGTAGACGTTCTGTTGGGTATGAGCCACGGGTCTTAGGTATCTCAATACCTTTTACCTCTTGGTGTATGTCAAACTTGTCACCACGGCGACAGACATGTGTGTAGAGGTCGCAGTCTTTTGCGTTGGTTATGTCTTCCTTATTGTAGTTGTTGCCCTCACCGTAGATTATATCCTGTGCGGCCTTGGGTAGAACTTGTGGAGACACACTTTCTTTAGTGATGATTTCCATCACGTTACCCATTGTGTCACGTTTAACAACATAGCGGTCAAGGCGATACACCTTCATGCCGCCTTCCTGTGGCATATAGACTAGGGCGTTACCAGTGACGATTAGTTGTTTCAGTGCTTCATGAATGGGGACACGAACAGCCAAGGCTTCAATGTCTTGCTGTGCCGTGCGCTCAAGCCGTGCCAATGCCTCTTCGACAGCACCACGAGCGTCTTTACGTCCCGCTAACTCTTCAATATCAAAGTCATCAATCGTCAAGCGAAAGAAAGGTGAGTTGGGGGGTAGCAGAGTCATAAGTAGCTTCGAGGCTAGATTGTTGACCCCCCGCGCCCCTACGGATTGGTAGGGTGTTTTGTAAACCGTAGCACTGGAATGCCCTTGCGGTGGCAGAAGCGTTGGGAGTGTTAGCTCCGAAGCATCTCGCCCCCTTTCAAGGAACGTGTGCCGCTCTGACTCTAGTTGAGCGTAGCGATGAGCTACAGTTTTCTTTTTATTATCCATTTTAACTTGGTATGTTTACCGATGCACTTGGCGCGGGAATATTAAGTCCTGTCATTCCCCCAGCAAGCTGAGTTCTCAACCTACGTTTTCCTCTGCGTTTACGTCTTGCTAGAGCATTTAATGTATCTGCAATGGTTTCTGCGGTATTTTGTTCGGTTCTAGCGCGATAATTTGCTGATGTACTGCTGTAATCAAAAGAGCCGCTATCGCTTAGAGAGCCGCCCCCGCCGCCCATACCGCCGATATTGCCGCCCATACCTCCAAGGCTACCGCCTCCGCCTCCGCCGAAGCCCCCGCCTCCGCCTCCGCCGAAGCCACCTCCGCCTCCGCCGCCGTCACACATAATTTATGCCGCCGACTTTGGAATGGAAAGGCCACCAGTATTGGTTGAAGAGCCAGTACCGCCAAAATTAGCATTACCAGCCATCATGACGCTTTCCTCTGGCTTGATTTTGAATCTCTTTTTGCCCCTTCTTCTCTTGTTCTGAGTAGCCAAGTTAGTCTCGAACTCAAAGGTTTGTATATCTTCTGGGCCAGCCGCCGCCGCTTTTGGTGGAGAGGGAGGGGGCGGGGGTGGCGGTGGAGCTTTAGGGCGACTCATGCACATTTTCTTCTTCGTCCTCGTTATTATGGAGTTGTCTAAGTTTTTCGATAACCATTTGTTGCCCTTGTAAAATACGCAAAGAGTCTATGGGTATCTGAGAATCCTTTGGAAGTTTGTCAGGGAACTGCTCTTCCATGTAGGTAAGCAGTTCCACAGAGACAAACGGAGTACTAGAAAACACTTTCATGATGTTTTTCCGATAATGTCCAAAAACCGTTACACTGTAACGATATCGACAACTTCACAGCTATCGCCACTACAGGCCAAGGTCTGACTACCCATTGTATTGTCTTCCTTCTCGTATTCACGAAGGCGTGACCAATCAACGCTGGCAGGCATTTTTGCCATTAGTTCCTTGTAGGTTTCCTCATCAATATCTTGGTAAGGAGCTTGGCGATATACATGGTCGCTATAGGGCAAGAACGAGATGCCAGATAGGATGCTGAAGTTATCGTAAACCCATGCGCCAACATGCATCCACTCTTCATCCTTAACTGAAATAGTCACAGACGGCTTATGTTCACAGAAGTGGATAGCATACAGCTTCCAGACCTCTAGCTGTTCTATGGCACTCATTTCGGTGCGAGTTATTGCACCGTCAGGTGAACGCATAGGAAAGCTAAAGACAGTGGTGTTGTCTGGTTTGAGGTACTCAGGTTCTGAAGGTATGCCCTGCTCAATCATAAACTGTGTTAGCGGGTCTTTGTTATCGCCGCGAACATTGCGAATATAGTAGTTAGAATGACGAGCATGAATGCCGCTGGCGGAATCAACAAGCTGTGAGACAGTACCACTAGGCTTGACACAGGTGATAGCCGTACTCTGAGGGATTGCAAGTAGCTCTGCATAATCCCTGTTTGTTTGTACTGCCACACTACGAAGGCTCTCCAGAAGGGATGGTTCAGGATTTTTCGTGTATTCATTGTCCATAATACCTGTCAGGCTTACGCCCAACAGCCTTTCTTCATCGGTGTTTTTGTTCCAAATGGGACGTAGGTAAGGCATGTAGGTAAACATCGACTGCACCGTCCCAATGATTGTTGCAATCTTAACCTTTTTCTTGAGAGTCTGCGGTGTGTCTGTAGCTCTTACGACTACCTCAGACAGGTTGCAGAACTGATAAGGACGCAACAGGATTTCAGAGCATGGGTTGCACCCAAACTCGTGGTCATGTTCTCGCCGTCCGTTGTTTTCTACATGTGCTTGTGCGGCTACGCGGCTGAATATGCCCCGCTCACCTGACTTGCTTTCTACCAAGGCAACCCATTCACGCATGAATGCTTCCATGTCAGGGGTCTTGGTATAGACAACTGAGTTGTTTGCCAAGGCCATCTCAGGTCGGTGTTCCCACCAGTTGCCTGATTTGGCGGTACGCATTTTGTCATCTTGCAGGTTGCTGAGACTAATCATTGCACTGCGGCGTACACCGCCTACGACAACAATTTCACCAATCTTGCACATGATGCTGTGGCACTCGAAGCTGTCCAGACGGCGACCAGCGGCCTCTTTGAACTTGTCCACTGTGTAGCGGAACAACTGGTCAAGCGGCTCTGGGCCACTAGCGCGGCCTCCGAAGGTCTTCAGTCGCGCACCCGCTGGGCGTATCTTGTCTAAGTTCCACTGTGGTATGTCACCACCATACAGGAATGAGATGAGCTTGCGGTATGCTTTAGACCAGCCCTCTTTACTGTCTTGGACAACAATAGTGTCATCTGACGGCGCAAGGTCGGCAGGGATTGTTGGTAGAGCATCTATATACTTACGCTCTACACTAAATCCTACCCCAGTCCCGCAAAGCAAAATAAACATTGCTTCATCAAATGCGCGTGGATGATTAACAGGGAGATAGGAACAATTATATATACAAGTATTGTCACGGTCTGCGGCTTCTCCTGCTGTCATTAAGGCTCTCATGGAAGGCATTACATCCAGATTGAGTATAGCCTCACGAACCTGTTTGACAGTCTTCTTATCAGTTATGTGTCTTTCAATAATGTTTGCCATGAAACGGTCAACGGTTTCACCCCATGACTCGCGGCGTTCCTCTTCAGGAAGCCAACGAGCGTAACGGGAAGTGGCGATAAATGTTTGGTAGTCTGTGGGTAGATAATTACTTTTCATTTTCGTCTTTTTTCGTCTTTATATATTGGTGGAACAGGACGGCGTAGTTGATTATGTCAATCAAAGTGTCCTCGACTGACTCATCCTTCACTGCCAACTCATTGTTTTCGGTGAACGAAGCCAACCGACTAAACTTGTCGGTCATGCGAACCAGAAAGCCCTTCTCTGTAGAGGTGATGCCCATATCTTCAGTCCGCCGAAAGTTGGCAAAGATGTCTTCGTCACCTGCATAGTCTTGGTTTTTCTTGTCCATAAGAACTCGCGCCTTGGCACACATGGCTTCATGTGCAACCATAAGATTTTGGCGTTTGCTATTGATACTTTCCCGCATCTCTTTCATGGAGCGGCCCATGTAGTCATGGTAACTTTCACGAGCCATGTGTCATCTCCTTCGTGTAGCCTTCGTCTGCGGTCAAAGGTGGCTCCCATAGCTTGACGTTGCCAAAGGATATATTCACATCACCAGAGCGAAGCAGATAAGCCATACGCGCATTCATCAGTGCGTCTTCGCTAGGCTGTTCAGCTTTGGTGTATGCACCAAGAACGGCTTGCCACATATCAAGTGATGTCTTACATCCAGCAAGGATGCGCTCTGCTTTGACTGGCCCAACGCCACGACAACCTTTGTAGTTGTCAGCCGTGTCGCCCGTCAGTACTTGGGTATAGAAGTTCTTGAGGGCTTGTTGTTTAGATACCTCAACAACCTCACCTTTGCTGTAGTGAAAGCCAGCAATCGTTTGTAGGTCTTTATCGTCAGAAACGATGATTGTTTCTTCGTCAAAGCTTTGGGTAGCCATGATTCCCAGAACGTCATCTGCCTCAAGCGTAGGCCATACTACCGCTAGGTATTTAGTTTTGAAGAAGTCCTGTGCAACTGCCAAGCCCATAGGCTTTCGAGTGTTGGCACGATTGGCTTTGTACTCAGGATTTAGTTCCTTCCTGAAGTTCTTACGGTCAGACAAGGCAATGATTACCTCTTCCGTTTTGAACTTATCTTTCAAAGCCTCAATGCTCTTCGTCAGTTCAGCCATAACCTCTGCTTCACTGGTGTGCAAAGTCCAGAGGTCTTCATCCCATTTTATTGGGTGTTCGCAAGCCGCCGCTATGCGGTATGCGATGATGTCTCCATCAACAAGTAGTCTTACATTCATGTGTCAGTTTCCTCAATAGATAGGTCAGCGTACAACTTGACCGTATCCGTACTAAACAGCTTCGACAGGTTCACGAGAAACATGCGGGACGCATTATGGTCACCGCCGCTTACCACGCGATGATGGTCGAGGCGTTCAACAATTTTCTTCAGGTTATCTACGCTAAACACCAAGGTGCAAAAAACGTCATCACCCAAAGCAAGATTATGAAACCAGAAATCGGCTTCGGTTGCTTTTATGCCGCTAGGCTTTCCGTAGGATTGGAACTCAATGCAGATATTCCCAGTTTTTGCCCACTGGTCACGCTCTGTCTTGACCTCGATTTTTTTGTTCTGAAGCATGTCCGCAATGCGGTCTTCATGAAGCTGTCCATATGCGAGGTCGATATCGAACTTCTTACGGTTCTCTTTAGTGGGTTTCAGCCCAGTTTTTTCCGACATTATACTCTCCGTCAAGTCTTAGTCGGAAGTTGTAGGCTTCTCCCGCGTCCTTGATGGCTTCCACACACAAAGCTCCTACGCGCTCTGTAATGCTCTCTTTGGCGATAATCTGAAGCTCATCATGAACAAATGCCGCTTGGTAATAGTCCTCTCCAAGCACAAAGCCTTCAGCCTGCATCTTGCGATGGAACTCAACGAGCCACCGCTTGCAGATAATTGCACCTGTGCTTTGAAGAAGCGTATTCAAGCTTGCGTGTTTATGTCGGACAGGCACTCTTCGCCCGTCCAACACTTTTAGGTAGCCCCTGTTTTCTGCCGCCCTACTCACGTTGTCACGAAGCTTGGCAAGCGCAGGGGTCTTTTTTAGGAACTGGGCTTTGAGCCTTCGTCCCGCTTTAGCATCTTTACCAACGATGCTCCCGATTTTTTCATCACCTCCACCATAGAGGAAGCCGTAGATGAAAGTTTTGGCAAGGCTTCTTGAAGGAAGACCAGCGGCTTCCATGTTGGTGGTGTGTATGTCCCCTGTGAGTAGCTGATTAGCGTATTCGCCGCTGTCGTACAGAGCCATATAGTGAGCCAAACAGCGTAACTCCAGACCGCTAACATCACAGCCAACCAAGCGAAACCCGCGAGGAGCAATAAAAAGGCTACGGCAAGCACTGCCGTAAGTAGCCCCCGCGCTAGGTATCTGCCCACAGTTGGGGTGTGAGTGAGTACAGCGTGACGTATGCGTTCCCATATGATTAACACGTCCATGTATTCTTCCTTTCTTAACGAGCTTGAGCCAAGCTTGCTTTCCTTCTCCAAGCTGTCCCAGTCGTTTCTGGAGCATCAGGTATTCGGATAGAAGCTTTGCCTCTGGATAATTCAAGGCAGAGAGAACAGTCTCGTCCACCTTTGCAAGTCCTGTTTCTGTGAACTCAGCGGGTTGCCAGTCGTATCGCTCTCGAAGCGCACGAGCTATGTGTTCACGCGAACAAGGGTTGAAAACAGTTTCTTTGACTTTGATGAAAGGCTCACCCTTCACATAGCCAAGTTTCTTATTGTTGACCTTGGGTATGAACTCTGTCTCTTCCCGCCACGGCAGAAAGACTTCCTGAAGTTCAGCCTCAATCTCTGTGCGGCGGTTAGACAACTCGCCATACAGCTTCCATCCAGCTTCTTCATCGAAGGGAAACCCAAGGTACTCTTGCACCAGCAGATGGTGGTGTACCTCATGCTCCAGCTTGATGGCATCCTCGCTGTAGTTCTTGCTCTCAATCTTTGAGAACAGGCGTTTGTTTACCACAACGTCTTGGCGGCAATACTCAAGCATCTGCTCACTGAAGACCTCAAAGTCCTCTTGCTCACCAAACTCACCCTTCAGTTTTCCAAGGCGGTAGCCCCATGCCTTTAGGCTGTGTGAGCCAATCATCTTCGGCGGTAGTTTGCCTGTATGATATAGCGTAAAGTCCGTGTTCTTAACGTCAGACCAAATGAGGCGACACATTACTAGCGTGTCACGCACTTCACCTTTGTAGTCGAAGTCAAAGATGTTTTTAAGGGCGGGTAAATCGTAGCCCATTATGTTATGCCCAATCAGGCAGTCAGCCTGTGCAAGCAGTTCAAGCCCTGCCTCAAGCTGGTCAGGACGAAACACATACTCTTCGTTTGTGTCGGCATCCCGTGCGACAATGCAATGAACAATGTCGGGTGTTAGGCTATTAGCCTCTATGTCAAATATCAGTCTCATAATCGTTACCTTGTAACGGTTTTAGTTACAGTGTCTGTCCACACAAGTTTGCTAGGTCATCAGCAAGGTCACGAAGTTGGTGAGCAATACTTAGAACAGTTTCTTTATCGTCAGGGTCACTAATCAGACCCCCACGCCCGTTGCCATATATCTCATCAACTTCTTCATAAAGAGCGTCATAGCTGATGTGAAACATCTGCGGTGGAGTTTCAGGGTCAGTGAATGCAAGCGCACCCAACCCATCTTTTTCCAGAGTCACATCAACTGTGATTTCTAATTCGCTCTTTATTTTTGCCATTGCTAGTACCCCTTGTTATCCAGCGTTTCAAAGTCGGTTTGTAATTCCGCTAGGTCTACTTCTACCATACGACCAGTGTCTTTGTCCCACGCCAGCGAACAACACTCACCTGTCTCACCTGTCCAACGGTTCTTGAGAACACGCAGAGTGGTGATATGTGCGTGAGTGTTGTCTTGCTGATTGCGTTCACAGCCGATTACGATGTCACTTAGTTGACCAAGTGAAGCAGAACCACGAAGCTGTGAAAGGGATGTCTGTGCGCCTTCCTCATGGCCTTTGCCGTCAGGACGCTTCAGGTGACTGACCAGTATGAGGCCGATATCTAGCTCCTCAACCAACGCACGAAGCTTGGTCATGGTGTTGTCAATCATGCGGCGTTCATCGCCACCTTCTAGGCCACTCACAACGATTGATATGTGGTCAAGAACAATGAAGCTACACTCACAGCCATTTGCCAGATAGCGGATTTTGCTGATGAGGTTTTCACTGTCAGTCGAACCCCAGTGGTCATACAGGTAGACGCGACCAGTACCCAAGGTGCTGTCGAAAGCTTCTTTCATGTCCTTGTCAGACACATCCTTGCTACCCAAGTGCAGGGGCAGGTTGACGGCAATCGACATCAATCCAAGCGCAGTTCGGCGTACACTCTCTTCGAGGGCGATGTAACCAATAGTCTCGCCTTGGGTCAGTAAGTAGTGAGCGAACTCACGGCATAGCTGTGACTTGCCTATGCCAGAGCCAGCAGTCACCGTGACAATCTCTCCACGCCGTAGCCCAAGGGTCTTCTGGTTCAGCCCATCGTAAGGATATGGAAACGACTTGGTGTTGTCTTCGCGGGTCACAACGTCCCAAAGGTCAGCACCATTCAGGATGCCGTCTGGTCGGAACTCTTTTGCTCCCCACATACAATTAATGAGTTCATCCACTCTGTTTGCCACTAGCATCTCGCTGGCATCTTTGAGCGGTAGGTTGGCAATCTTTGCCTTGTTTGGTGGGAGCAGTGCCGCGCATTCTTTCGCCGCCTTGCGACCAGCGTCATCATTGTCAAACATAAAAACGACAGTCTCAAACTTGTTGAGCCACTCCAGAGATTCTTGGATGTCTCTTTTCGCTCCTGCCGCGCCACGCTTGATGCTCACGCAAGGCCACTTGTTACCCATAGCCTGCGATAGGCTCAAGGCATCAAGTTCACCTTCCGTAATGGTGACCATCTTACCGCCATCCCGCCACAGGCTCTGCCCATACAGGCCAGCCTGTTTGCTGTCTCCAAGAAATAAAAAGTCCTTGTTGGGAAAGCGTAGTTTCTGAGCGACAATGCTCCCAGATGCGTCCGTGTAATTTGCTACTTGGACGGTCTGATTGTTGTAAGATGAAACTGCATAGTTCCATTTCTTACAGGTTTCCAGCGACAGTTGTCGCTTTTTAAGTGCGCGGGGTTCTCCCGCTTCAATTAGATTTGTCAATTTTGTTTCTTTCGGTTTGCTAGGCATGAAGCCGCCGCTGGAGTGGTAGCCGCACACAAAGCAGTAACCGTGACCGTCAGTATATAGCGCAAAGCCGTCTGACGAGGGGCAACTTGGACAAGCTACATGCTGTACGAACTCACTATCGTTTCTTTCCACCATTGTTCCACATCAAAGCTGGGGCAAGCTTTTGAGGAGTGTTTGTTGTGACCTGTGACTTCCGCATGTGAATATGGAAGTAGTAAGTCTTTGATGCACTCTTCGAGGCTTGCCCATTGTTTATCGGTAAAGTTACTTTCGGGTTCGCCTTCCGCATTGACACCACCAACGAGACAGACACCTACGCTCGTGGAGTTTAGTCCACGGCAGTGTGCGCCAATCTCGTCTAGCTCTCTGCCCTGCTGAATGTCTCCATCGCGGGTGATGACAAAGTGGTATCCGATTTTTCTCCAGCCGCGCTGGCGATGCCATTTATCAATCTCCTTCGCACCCACATCCATAGACGGGGGTGTGGCAGAACAATGAATGATGATGTAGTCTGTATCTTTTCTCTTAGCCATTTTGGTTTTTCTCCAGAGTCCATTCTTCGGGGACTTCTCCTTCTGCATACAGGAATCCAAACTTCTCGCACCATTCGGCGCAGGTGAGTTTGCTACCTTGAACACGGACACTAGCTTTCTGAAACACGAACCGAATGTCTTTTTCGGGATGTTGTTTTTTGATGAGCTTGTGTTTCCGTTGGTCAGCAGATTTGAAATAACCTTTAGCTTCACAAATAATACCATTGGGAAGGATAAAGTCTGGGTTGTAGTTTCGCTCCACGATGTACGGAATACGCATTGTTTCGTATTCGTAATCAGGACAAACCTTTCCCAGACTTTCTGCTACCGTTTCCTCAAACTTAGAACGGAACTTAGTAGTCGCCGTCTTCTTCGTTTTCTTCTGAGAAGATGTCTTCTTCTTCGTCATCGTCTTCTGCACCTGTGTTGCTATTATTATTATTAGCTTCAACAACGAAACTGCCATCCTCTTCACCAAACCCAAAACCACCTGTTTCGGAGTTTACGAGGTCAACAATCTGCACAGCCTTCAAACGCAAGGATGCTCCGATACCAATACTGGCGACATCATACCCATAAGGCTCAAATGCAATCTTAATGCGTGAGCCATTGCCTACAAGCATCTGCTCAACAATCGGCTTGCCTTTGCAATCAAATACCTTGGGTTGCATCTTCATGTCGCCCTTCTTGGTTTTGATGACAGCCTTCTGTTTGAACTTAAATTCAATCTCGCCTGTCTCGTTGCCTTCAGAGTCGGTTGCTTTGAAGTATGGCTTTGGTGCTAGTTTCTTCTTCTTGGATTTAGAAGCTTCCATTGTTTCTTCGATGGTGTTGTCGATGACCTTAACCAAGGGTTTGGCATCTGACTTCGACATACGAAGGTTCACTTGGTACACACCATTCTCGTCAAATTTCGTGTCTGGTGTGAAGATGTAGGCAAAATAAGCCGTGCCTAACGGCGTAGTTACTGTGTTCGTCATCTGTCTTTTTTCTCCATTTCGACAATCGTTACAATGTAACGGTTAATGACATCTATAATGTCCACAAAGGTGTAAGTACCAATGTAGATAACTAAGCGAAAAAATAATCGCTTTTCAGGACTTCTTCGATATCGAAGTCGCCCCTTTTCGGTGGTGTTGGTACTTCTTCAAGCACCTCTTCCGCCGCTTTTTGGAATTGTTCTAAAACATCATTGTCTTTGTACAATTCCACAAAGGCTTCACGAGTCGCCGCGAACAGCGCATCGGTATCACAGGCGTGAGTACCATACGAGTCATGTATCATCGCAAAGTCCGTAATACCAAGCTTCACGCACCGATTGATTGTTTTCGTCATTGCTGACGAATCCATCGAATGCACGAAGTTTGGACTACTTCCATTGACTGCCCTTCGGCGGTCAGTCTTTTGGTGGTTTGGCTCACGCAAGCTAGGCTTGATGAGCGTGTTGTCGATTGTGGTTGTGATACGCCGTGAACGCATCTCTGGATACATCTGGTGTACCAGAAACCCAGTCGGGGTTTCCCAAATTAGTGGGATATTCTCACTGGACACAAGATAGCTTACTTCTTGAAGCCAGTCCATAACTTGCCGCGCTGACTGAATGACACCACCAATGGCTTGCCAAACAAACTCCGACAGGTATCTGCTAGGCTCGAACAGGTCATCGCCCCACGGATTGGTATGGCCCAGTTCAATACGCTCTTGGATGTAGTCCTCAATGTACTGGCGTGTGGAATATAGCTGACCACCGTATGGCACGACCATAACAGGCCGCTTGGTTGTCTTGCGGTTGACACCAAAGTCCAACCACTGACGAGCCATCGGGTCATCCTCACGCTTCAGCATGTCAATCACAGCATCCGCTACGTCTTGGTAGATGTCCTGCGGCACATCTGAGTTTCGCAGGTTCGTTGCAAGCGCACCACGGGTATCTCTGAGCATGGCTGAGAGATGTTGTAGGCCGTTATTTGAGCCATCAAGGGACACAGGTAGGTAGCTGATACCACCATCAACCACACACCGCTTCCATTCGTGACAAAACGCAAGGAAGCACCAAGGCTTGTCAGCTTTAGTCCATCCCCGTGCCTGAAACGGGTCACGAGCGTAGTCAAGAATACTTTCTTCGTTTTCCTCAACCCACTTCACACGGTCATCGAATGAGACTTTGTCATAACCAAAGACATTCGCCCCATGAACAGCAAGCCAGTATAGCCCCCTTTTGCCCAACGGTTTCCCATCTCCAAACTCCAGCAACGCACGAGCATAGTCTGGCCCTTGCGGAGATAGGAAACTGCTGGTCACATACTTACGACCACGGAAATCCATTTGGTACACAAAAAAGAACTTTTGATATTCGCTGAACTTTTCTGCCATGTTCATCGTCCGTACAAGTTGCATACGCTTGCTGGTCATACGGGCGTTTGTCTGATGCACACGAGAGGCCGCATGTTTCCATTGCACAAACCGACCAAGCTGGGCTTCGTCCATATCCGACTTCTTGATGTTAGGAAAGGGTGACGGCGGCAATGGAAACGGATTACGGGCTGGTAGACCACCCCAATCTTCGCCAGACTCCCAGCACTGTTGCATGACATCCAGAATCCACTTGTTCACTCTCCAGCCTGTGTTCTGCAATGCGTTGATGGCATCGTATTCTTCAGGCATCTCATGAAACTCAAGCTCATCGAAATAACGCTTGTTGGTTGTCTTGACCAACGGCAGAGGGTGTATGTGCTTTGTGTGGTAGCCGCCAGAAAATGCAGATGACCACGGGCGCGGCGGGATGACACAAGGCATGAAGCGAGGCGATAAAGCCTCACTTCGCTTGTTCACACGACTCACCCAGTCCAGCGTTTCATCGGTGGCTGTGACATGTAGCATTCTACGGTTACGCCCATAGGTATGCGTGACAAGCTTGCAGATGCCCGTGGATTGGACAATCAGGTCAATGACCTTGCAACCCAGATGCATTTTTTCCTGTTTCGACCACGGCTCGTATTCGATGAGAGCTTTCTTGTTCATCGTGTGGATGATTGCGTACCGCCGATACAGGCGATTGGATGTTCGCTTGTTTACATCACGAGCAATCTTGTTGAACCACTTCGGTTCTTGTTCCTTGAAACAGCCAAACTTAAACTCGTCTTCTAAAGCTCCAGCAATCTTCATTGCGACTTTGGTCAGAGAGTGCTGGTGACTAATGCCATCCATCACAAACTTGAGGCCAAGATAAGCGGCTACTTCTTCGTCTAGCATCTTCAGCAGGTATGCGGCAGACGCTCCACGACTTGGTTTGCCGTTGAAGCTGTCATCAAGGAATACCCTGATGGCTTCTGTAACGGCATCTACGCTTTGTTTCATGGCAAGAATGCCATACAGCGTGTTGCTTTCACCGCCGCTGGCGACAGCTTTGGCTACTTGAGATTTATAGTATTCTACGCCTGTAGAACGCATCTCACTTTCTAACTCGTATTGTTGTTCAATTAGTTTCATTTAGTCTCCCATCTATAGGTTTCCTTTAGGGTACTACTACCTACAAAGCCTATAACATCTATAGTGTCCATTTTGTTGTACACCTATAATTTAGACAAGGTTCATGGTCTAGGGGTAGTTCGGGTTGTTCTTCATGCTTCAGGCTGGGATTGTTGTCCAGCGGTAGCTCGATTTGCTCTTCATTCATACTTGTCTCCAAGCATGGAGATTGCATCTGCCAGATTGCGAGGTGCAAGCTTGGCATAGCGCATGGTTACAGCAATAGTTTTGTGACCCAGAAGCTCTTTGACAACTTGAAGAGTCACCCCCCTTTGAACCAGTCGGCTGGCGAAGGTGTGACGCAAGGTGTGCCATACTACGTCTTCACCAAGGCCTGCTTTGGTGCGGGTTCTATCCCATGCAGAACGTGCATATCCATCTTTGAAGATTAGACTGTTTTGCTGTTTTACAGAGGCTTTCCTGCGCTCCAAGATTTTTCTGGAACGTGGGGTTAGAGGGATTGTTCGAGCTACATCATTCTTGCTTTCCCATACCACTAGCCCCTCTGGTATGAGGTCAAGGGCTTTGATACGCCCTAGCTCACCCTGACGCACCCCTGTGTCCAGTGACACAACGATAGCGTCTTGTAGGTTCGCATATCCAAGTTTGCCAGCCGTGTACACAACACGACTTATTTCATCATCATTTAACCAGCGTAGGCGGTGTTCGCCTTCACGCTGTCGCCTGAATACTATGTTACCAAAATATTTGTCATACTCCCTAGCAACCCTGAAGGTTTTACTAAGCACTGCCAAGCGGCGATTGATGGTCGCCCCCGACAGGCCAGCTTCTTTCATGTGGATAATATAATCGTCCACATCGGATGTGGTCATGTCAGTGATTAACTTCTGGCGACCAAAGAAATCCATAGCCTTGGTCATGTTAATAAGCATCATTCTCTCAGACCTACCGCCCTCCCAATGCAGGGCGAAGGTTCGATTGAATGCTTCTCTCAGTGTCCACCCGTTTCCAACGCCGTTTTTAGGGGGATTTGGTACGGGCTTGTCATTTTCTAGTGCCTCTCGTGTCAGTGCTTCCCACGCCACAGCTTCAGCTTTGCTTTTGAAACTGCGCCGTAATCTCTGGGATGCATGAGACACATAGGCTTGATAAGAATTACCTCGTTGTACAACCGTCATTTTTAAGTTTGCTCCGTTAATCAATATTGTCGTTACTGCTTACAAGTTCTAGCGTCACATCAATGCGTCTAAAACTGTCAAAGTTGCAGACCATCGCGTCAGCCATTATGAGGAATAGTGGACTCAGTCCAGTAAACTGAAATGGTTCACCTTCGATACGTCCATCCACAATATGTGCTACCTCAACCACACCTGTCTCTTCATCTTGAAAGAGACTAAGTGCATGGTTTCGCCCATCATCGTTTTTTTCGGGCTTAAAGTGTATGTGTACGTTGCTCATCTGAAAAATCGCCTTTCTGCACCGCTCGTTGCAATTCAAGCCTGTTCTTGAACCAAACAGGCATACCCTTGCGACTACGTTTCCAAGAGGCAAAGCGTTGCTTCTCGAAGAAGTAATAGGCGCGGTATGCTTCAATACGAGAGGGTGCGTCCTTGTACTGGTCAGGCATACATAAGGGTGGTTCAGACCACGGGTTCGAGTAGAACGGGTGGTCACTAGGTGGGTCAGGAAGTCTGCCAAGCTCTGGTCGTAGCTTCTCCGCAGAATGAATGTTGTCGAAACGGTCACGATACTGCGTACACAGGTCAAGGTACAGGCAGTACGCCCATGTGTAGTTGTGGATAGACTCACGCACCCACCTAGTGGATGGGTGGTTTGGATACGCCGCCTCATAAATACCACCAGCCTGCAATGCATGATAGTCCCGCTTCGGACACAGCAGTCGCTTGGCGGTGGACAGCATCTGGGCTGTCTCCAAAATCATCTTGGGAACGTGCTTGTCGCAATGATACAGAGCAGCTTTCTCTGTGGTTTTGTCTAGATAGAATATATTCATGTTCATAAATCCTGTTTTAGAACCGTTACAATGTAACGAAAAAAAATGCCCCACAGTGGAAAAGGAGATAAACCACTGTGGGGCTACGCACTTCTTGGGAGGGTCTAGTGCGTGTTCTTTAAATCGGGGAAGGGGTCAGCGAACATCTCTTCAAGTAACTTGGCGAGAGAGTTAGCCTCTTTGTCGCTGTAGGGACTTTCGGTCATGTCCAACGGGTGGTCATTGTGGTGATGTTTCCACTCTGTAGTGAACCCGCTGAGTTTGCCACACGCGCTGTCGCGTCTTTCAAAAGGCTTTTCGCCTATTACGTCCTTGATATACACATCACCATAGTCATAAGTGCCGTGTGTGAAAGGTGAAGAAACAGCGCAGAACCAACGGGCTAAGTGATTGCCATTGGCGTTGTCAGGGTGTTGGTAAGTTTTTAGCACTCGCCATTCCCAGCCTTCGCTGTTTCTATAAATGGCGTATGGGTTATCGACTTTTCGGCCTTTGCCGAATGGGTTAGTTTTACGAGCCATATCTTGGCCTCCTCATAATCGTTACAATGTAACGGTTGGACAGCATCCTTCTCCAAAGCACTACCCAACCGTCACACTCATTATACCAAATTGTCATTGTTTGTCAATGACTTACATAGGTAACCCTGTTGTCATCAGACGTGACCTCTTTTGGCAAACGCCACACACGATAGTCACCATTTGGTGTCTTTTTGACATGCACTTTGACCCCCGCTTCATCTGCGAGTAAGTAGACAAAGCTTGTGTCACCCGACACATGCCGTATGACTTGGTGTGGGATATCAAAGCAGTCACCAACAATCACCTCACCAGTCACATCGGAAATGGCAAGGTTTTTGAGGGCAATGACCAGTGGGCTGGACGCGTTGAACTCACGCTTGCGCGACTTCACAATCTTCTTATGCACAGGTATATCACGCATGATTATCTGTGGTTCAAAGTCTGCCAGACTGCCAATGGTCATCTCAGACTGCCTCTGCAAAGTCAGTTGAGGCTGGGCGAGTACACGCTTGACCTCTTCCTGAACCGTACGCGGCTCTTCTTGGGTTTCAGTTTTGGGTTTAGTAAACGGATTATCAAATAACGCCATCTCAATCTCCATATCGTTACAGCGTAACGGTTACTGTGAAAGTAATTCATAGGGAACGCCGCCAGTAACCTCTACAGCATTCTCTAGGTTTTGTTCAGTCGCCATTACCCATAGCGTCTGCACAATCTCTGCATCAGTCGTGGTTGTCATGCCAGACTGAATACGTTTAATTAAAGCTTGGATGTCAAAGTTCATCATGGTTTTAGACATGGCGTGTTTCATCCTTCATCCATTCCATGTGAAGCTCTGTCGCTTCCTTCTTGTCCAAATCGAAATTATGCTGGATATGCGGTCTTGCACCCATCATGTTGATTTGTCCGCTATCGCGGAGCGCATCAAGGTAAAGAAACACATCTTCCTTATCAACTTTACTCATTATGACCTCCATTTTTTCGCATACGGATGGCGGGAATTGTACGAGCGGAAATGCATTCGCATACGCAAGTCATCTTGTAGCGATTGGATACGCTTGGGATACCGCTTTAACCGCGACTGATTCCAGTGTCTCATGGCTTTTATTGACCGCTTCAGCGGGTCATATGCATGCCCCGCGCTCAATATAGGCATCCACCCTCTACGATATGATATTGAATGCCACATAGCCCCATAACTTGGGCGTGTGTATTTGAATATTCTACTCATTCCTCTTCCTTTCCAAAAAGCTCATCTTGGCAGACCTGACACAGGCCGCTGATTGTGTATTCC